GTAGCCGACCGTGTTTCCGGCTTGTTGAACTCTTTCAGCACAGCCGCCTCGATAGCCGCGTCAATCAGGTCGATGTCCACGCTCACGTGCCGCGCTTCGAGCCATAGTTCGACGATCTGGATGGCGTACTGTTTCTTGTCCTCGATCAGTTGAGCAATGCCAGCCTGCTCCGCTGCCCGAACCGCCATCTTCGCGGCTTCTTCGAGCAAGTCCGTGATCTGCGGCGAGAACGCGTCCTTCGCCTGCATCCATGCCTTGCGTGCCAGCGCGATCACCAGCCCCACCACCGCAACCGCGAGTGGCGGCAATACAGCGATCAATACCGCTTCCAACACCTTGCTAAATACCGGCATCCAGTCCATTCAAAGCCTCCGTGAGTTATTGATTGTTATTTCGTTCAGAATAAAGGTGAGTTTCGGTTCGACACCCACGCAAACTTGTTAATGGTTTATCTGGTTCTTCACATTCGAGTGCATCCTGATAAGCCTCGTATGAAACTTCCCGATGGTTCTTTTCGTAGCTCCACTCTTTTTGGTACGACTCCATCCAGTCACATAACCAAACAGGCCAGTTTGCAGGGTCAAGCCCATATACTTGAGAACACGAATCGCACAATCTTCGTTCGACTCTGATACCAGCGCCACAAACACATTGTTTTCTCATGTTTCTCATATTCACGGCAATTCAAGCCTTACTATTATTAATTTTCGATAGTATTTGACTAATTCTGCCTTGTGAATACCCGAACATGACCCCAATTTCGGTTTGATTGTATCCAGCGCACCACAGGTACAAAATAGCTCGGTCGAGGTGACCGAGCTTGTCAATTCTGCGTTGCGCGTCGAGTTTATTGTCAATTGCGTCCGTGCTGCTATTCGTTGCGAACATGTCATCCAAGTTCATTCCGCCTCCAATGCCTTCCTGACCATCTCAACAGCCGCGCCGCTCTTGACCGCATTGCCGTCGAAGTTCAGCACGCGCCAGCCAGCCAGTTGCGCCAGGTTCGCCTTCTCGTAATCCCTGCGGATGCCCAAACCGGTCGAATGCCCTCCGCGTGTGAACGTGCCACCGTTTACCTCGATGAGCAACCGCGCCTCACGAAAGCAGAAGTCGAAGCGGAATTTTCTGCCGGGCACGGCAACCACCTCCCGCTCCGGCTCTGGCAGTCCCAACGCGCGCACCTGAAACAGGAACGTGTCCTCAAGCGTGCTGGTCATTGTTCGCTCCAGTCGCCTTGTAACGAAATAATCTTGCGTTGCATGCTTTTGTTTTGCGCCAGATCGTCAGCCATCTCAATCAATTCCGTGTCGGCAATAAGCCAGCCACGATCCGCGCACTCCGCTTTCAACAACGCCTGCAAGAGCGCTCTCGTCTTCGATTCAATCTCAACACATTCGCCAGTATCATGTCGGATTAGGTAGCGCATCAGCGTCCGCCTCCTGTCTTGCGGATGGTGTGCGTGTCCTCAACCTCGATCTCACCAGCCGACTGCAACAGCGCGAATACCAACAGCCCAACGTTCGCGCCAACGAAGATGCCAACGACCAAGCCGGAAAGGAAGCTCATCGCGCCCGCCATTCTGCAACCGCCGCGCGCCAGCAGATTTCAGCAAGCTCAACAATGGAGTTTTCTGTGTCGTCTTGGTTTAGCAAAATATTGCCAGCGGGTATCATCCGCTCGACCATCCGCTCCGCTTTCAACGCGCGTTTCTTGTAAGCGATTGCCTCATCCGCCATCGACGCATTATCTTTCAGATACAGGCTCAACGAATACTCGGCTGTTGCCAACTTGCGCCGCAATTCCTGGTTGTCAATCCGCTCCGCTTTCAGCGCGTCCTTGCATTTCTTGGCTTTCATTCCTCCACCTTCGCCTCTCGCTCAATCAGCAGCTGCGCCGCTTGCACGAAGTCCTCAAACTGCTTCTTAGTCAGCCACCACGCCTCAAGCTCGGCAATGCGGTATTGTAGACGCTCGATTTCATCAAGCATTTCAAGTTGAACTGGAATGCATATGTATCTCTCAACACCTGGCTCGGTTATTGATTCTCTCGCTTCGGCTATAAATTCTTTTGTGAAATCTGTCATCTCATCCTCCTAAAACGGCACGTCTAAGTCAGCCGACTCGACCTGCTCGCCCTTCGGTGTCAGAAACCGCACATTCTCAGCCGTCACCTCGTAGCTCGCCCCCCACGTGCCGTCCTTGCGCTGGTACACGCGCGGGCTGCCAGTCGTGTCAGGATTAAGCCTTCCCTCGACCAGCACCTTGCTCCCCTTGTGCAGGTACTGATAGCACGACTCCGCCTGCTTGCCCCACACCGTCACCCTGAACCAAGTCGTCTCTTCCGTGTCCTTGTACTTGCGCGAAGTCGCCACCGAGAACGAGGTCACCGGCTTCGCGTCTGCGGTGAAGCGCTGCTCCGGATCGTTGCCGAGATTGCCGATAATGATTAGTTTTGCGTACATTATTTCTGCTCCTCTGAATTAGTTTGAACTTTCAACTTGTCTCGAATATCGAGGTAATCCTCGCACTCCGCCGCGTCCTCGTCCCTCGTGATCCGCGCGCACTTGTGAAGCACGCAGTACCAGTAAGGCGGGAACGCGTCCGGCTTGTTGCTCGACCAGTAGCATTGCGAACAGTAGAGCGTCATAGTGAGTCCAATCTCGGTTGCTGTTGCGCTTCGAATATGCGCTTGACCGCTATGTCGTAGTATGTCGGGTCAATCTCAATGCCGATGAAATTGCGACCAGTCTGAACGCAAGCCACGCCGGTAGTGCCTGAGCCCATGAAACAATCTAAAATCGTGTCACCTTCGTTAGTAAGTCGTAAAATAAGTTTTGTCATGTACTCAATTGGCTTAGGCGATGGATGTTTAGGCATTTCGCCACGAACCGCAAACTCAAAGAATGTGACACCAGCTTTTGGTTTTTCTCCTGCTATTACGCACGCCAGCCAATTTCCAATCCAATCGGCGAAAATGTCATGCCGTTCAAGTTTCGTCCGGCGATTACTTCTATAAAGTCGTTTCCAACAAGCGGCACGGTTGTTTTCAGTTGTGCTGAACCTGTAATAATTCCAACTGTTTTGGAAATCCGCCTTGCATCTTCATACCAATCAAGCGGAAACGTGCTATCCCATTCGGCTTTGTTTATCCCATAAGGCGGGTCTGTGATTACGGCGTCAATGCTCTTGTCGGGCATCGAGCGCATAACTTCGAGGCAGTCGCCTAAATGCAACTCGATGGTCATCGCGCGCCTCGCTTCGACCAGGCTTCGTACGTGCCAGCCTGAATAGTCGCGTCGTACTTGGTCGGCTTCGTGCCGCTGTTACCGCGTGCTGGTTGTTTCTGGCGCGTGTCGACTTTGTAACCGTTCTTCTGCCAGTTCTTCAAGATTTCCTGAACGTAACTCCACTTTCTAACGTTTTGCAGATCTGCCTCATGTATTGCCTCAATAACCCACTCCTCCTCAGTATCCTCAACCGCCTGTTTGATTAGGTTGCCGGTAAATTCAGTTAGTGATCCAAAAGTATCCTCATAAACCGCATAAACATTTTTCCCGCGTTCCTGTGTTGTTAATTGTTTTAAGTCATTAGAGAAAGATAAAGAGTTAGAGATAGAGGGTGACAAGTGTTCTACGCTCAACACTTGTTCAACAGGTGTTTCAACACTTGTTGGTTCATCCGTTGGAACACGTGAACGTGCACTTGCTTTTCCAGCCGTTGAACGCTTGCTCATCAAGTCCTCAATTTGTGCTTTAGATTTGTTGTGTTTCAGGTAATCGTGGACCTGATAGCCACTCCTAACTTTGATCCAAAGGCGATTGTCAACAAGAGCTTTTACGGCTTTGTCAGGATTTCTCTGGAAGGCAAGATTGGCGACAGTCGGTATGACTGCGAATGTAATCAAGCCGTCGGTCATGAATTGGTTGCAATAACTGTTTCCAGCCAGGTACATAAGCACCGCATCCTTGCCGGCTTCTCTCACCTTAGGATTGCCCCAAAATTCGTACTCAGTGATCGCGTATGCCATCATTCCCTCTCAAAGTAGAATTTCAAGTCAAGGTCATAAGCCATGTACATATCAAGCTCAACAAGGCGCTTATGAATTTCAGAGTCTTGTTCTTCGGTTAGATATTTGTCAAGCCCTCGACAGTAATATTTGAAGAACACTTTATTCTTTTTACAAATCACATCATCGATTAAAGATTGTCGAAATTCCTCGATAGTTTTTGTGCCTTTAAGTGAGTTACATCGTTGGCAAGAAAGCCCAAGATTTTCGCTACAATTACCACCTCCACGAATAACAGGATGTATGTGCTCAATCTCAAAATATTCGTGCAATTCTTCGCCACAATACATACATTTTCCAGCATACGTTTCGTAAATCTCAAGTCGTTTCCATTTTGGTATGCTTTGTCGATAAACTCTGTACATTCTCATCTCATCCTCCTAGAACAATCCGATCTGCGGCGCGCGGTCCAGCTCCAACTTTGCCGGCAACTTTGCGCGTTCGATCATCAGCCGGCGCTTGCGGGTCGTGTTCTCGCGGCTCAGCAATTCGTTCGCCACGTGCCAGCGTTCCTCTTCGTTGTTGATGATCCAGCGACCTGCAATGCCAGCGTGAGCGCCGATTGGCCAGCCGTAGTCGACCACCAACGTTTCCAGCATATCTCTTACCTGCCGTTCACCGAAGCCGACCCGCGCCGCCAACTTTTCGATGCGCACGGCGTTGTCTTCGCCGATGTGTTCGCTCATGCAAGCGGCAACCAGGCGGATGTCGGCTTCCTTAATCTCGGCAGATTTCAAGCGGTAGTATTCAGACGGATTCATAGATGCCCTTCTGCCGGTGTATGACGCCCGCCGGCAGGCTCGTGGGTGAAGGAGGCATCCACGCTAAATTTCTTTGTTCGCGCGTGCCTTGATGATGACCTTGCTGGCGGCTAACTTGTCCAGGTAGACCTTGCGGTCTTCAGGGTTCAGGTTGCTGTTCTTCAGCGCCTTGTTGATGCCAAGTTGCATGGCCTGAAGCTTTTCGTTTGGCAATTCGGAGTATTTCACGCCCTCACTGTTGGTCATAATGAGCGCGCGTTCCAACGGCATTGTTGGTGCTTCGGTTGGCTTGGCTTCTGGTTGTGGAGTGGCAGGTTGTGGCTTGTTGGCGTCGCCGTCTTCGTCTGAGTAGATGCCAAGTAATGAGGCGAGAGCGTAGCGGCGAAGGTATGTTATGATTGACCCAGCCACCTGTGCGCTTGACTTGCCGCGTTCCTCGCCAACTGACATTGAAACGGAGCTGCAAATCCATTCGCCTGAGTTGTGGATGAGTACGGTCTCGACGCCGATCACCCCGTCTTCGCCAAAAGTGAGTTGACTGGTCGCCAGACCGTACTTGGCTAAAATCGGTTTGACCGCGTGGATGATTGCGCCTAAACTGGCGTAACCGTTCTTGAGGAATGGATTGACTGAATCGAATTTGATGGCGGGAAATTCCGCCTGTGCCTGGCTGAGCGCCTTTGCTAGATTGACGATACTTTCTGACTTGTTCACGCTAACTCCTTTACGCGTTCCTTTGCGAGCATAACCTCTTCCATAATGGCGTCGATCTCTCGCTTTTGTAAGTTCCAACTGATGCTGTGCGGGATCATCTCTTGCATTTCAAGCCTGAGATAACGCACCGTTTCCATTGCGTGCTCGATTGAGAATTCGTACTCCAGTAACAGCTTGCTTTCGGTCATCGGATACGCTCACTTTCTGCCAGTACATCGCTGATCCACGCCAACAGAACAAACGGCGCGCCGATTACGATTGTCATCAAGATAAACACTAACGCTGCTTCCATGTCTCTCCTTTAGAACGGAATGTCATCCAACGTTGGATCGTTGGGCTTAATAAACCCGCAATGCCAGCACTCTCGGCTTGCGGTCTTGTAAGTGTGCGAACAGGTCGCCTGGATTTCGGCAACCTCTTCGTGCGTTCCGGCTTCGGCTATCGCATTGACGATGCTCATGTGATAGCGCCAGTCGTCGTTGCGGTCTAACTCGGTGTGCCCGTCCATTAGTTGCCTGCCTTCACCTGATAAGCCGCCTCAACCAAGAAGCGGATTGTCATGCTAACGTTGCCCTCGTAACTTGCGGCCAATGCGATCAGCTTGCTGTAAACCGAACTGGACATGCTGATTGTCTTGCGTACCTGTTTCTTCATTCGTGCCTCGCTTTTCTGTTTGTGAATATATCTTACTACAATATCACACAGAAGTCAAGTGTTTTTCAGACCAATTTCGGCGATTGTTTGGAACTGGTATTGGCGGCGTGATCTGCGCCAAGTTGACAAGGTAAGCAAATACTCAACCGCCAGCGCGGAACGCGGATTTAAGCCGTTTTTTTGCGTCTAATGGCGTTTGCAGTTGTAACGGAAAAACGCGAAAATTGTTATTTAACCTGCAATCTGATATTCTGAGTTCTCAGATAATACTTGTGGTTGCCAAACTGTAAACCGAAACCGCGCCAATCTATAAAGGATGATTGACGTCTGTTTTGGGAAATAGAGACTGTCTTGCAATCGCTTCTATCTCAGCGGCATGGGGGGCTAAATATTCCAACAGTTTTATTCTCGTTAGTAAACGCGATACAGTTTTATGTACAGCCCTATGACACGACTCACATAGTGTAACGCAATTATCTAATGAAGTTACTCCACCCCAGCTAAGCGGAACAACATGGTGGATTCTCAGATTGTCTTTGCTCCCACATTTATCACACGAATTATTTCTCAACCCCCACCTTCTTGCTGCTTCATTTTCTCTTCGGCGGAAAGCTAAATAAGATGTATTGTCTCTGTTTATTCTCCCAACGAATTTGCCATTGTATCCGAGCCGGCGCAATGCAATTCTTAACACATTAGCTTTGTCAGTTATTGACTTTGCCTTACCGATATAATATGTGTTAACTGTATTGACTAAATCATCTGCTGTAATGTCATTTATTGACTTTGATAATTTCATCAAATACAATGTTCCCTCCTGTCCCCAAGTCATTACACGCCGGGTGCAATGCGCACAAGAATAAACATAACTATTTCCGCATATTTCACATTTCATTTTAGCTCCTATAACTACTATGATCTACAGCCACTATACATTATAGTAATTATAACACGATATAAATGAATGAGCCACGAAGGTGCGCTTCTTCGAGAGGCGTCGTGGCTACTGTTAGCAAGAGTCTATCACAAGTTTATCGGTTATAGTCGAAGAAACCGTGACAATCTGTCACACTTTCGGTTATAGTCGAATGATCAGAAGCGATTAGAAGCGCTCATAATCGCTTGTAAAGTGTAAACATGGATGAGCCTTGTTTACACTTTGCTACTGCGACAATTTTCTATATTGCAATAATGCCTTCTAGATGGTATTATCACTGTATGAAAAGAAATGTGCTCACAGAAAACGAACTTCAACTTCTGGAAGACGCTATTGTTCAATATGGTGTTGTGGTTAAATTTTCCCACAACTTCTAGTCCTGGTCTAATTATCGTAATAGATTAGGTTTAACCTAACTTCCAGTCCACAGGTCTGATTGTTACTCACTTGTGTCTCACAAACGAAACAACCGCCCTTGCGAGCGGTTGCGAGTGGAGGTGCCGCTATTGCAAGCGGGTTTCCGCTACCCAAAGGCGCGGCGATCCTTGTCAGCCCCGTTTCGTTATGTTATCACTCCTGTTTACTTACTGCATCCGTTTTGTAAAAGCCGCGCCCCTTGAAGTGGACCTCCACCGGCAGCCAAACTCTGACCATTTCCTCGCGGCACTCGGAGCAGACCGGCTCGATGCGCTGTTCCACGTCGTACGGCTGGTAGAGTTCGACCACCTTGCCGCATTGCGCGCACTGGTAGACGTAGGTTGGCATTACTTGGACTCCAGACACTTATGTGAGCACCACATAATATTTCCGCCCCAATATCCAAGTTGAAAGTAGACCCCATAAAGGTGAACTAACTCACCACCTGAAAGAAATGCAAATTTACAGTCAGGCGATAACTGCCAAACAGACCCACAACGTTCGCTTAAGTAGAGATAAATAAAGCCGAATAACAACACTCCTGAAGGACTAATCGATTCGTGTTGTATGAGTTTCATGCTACCTCCGGTGCGTGAATGACCGGCTGAACGCTAATCTGGCACGATAGCTTCTTCGGACCGCCCCTGTCAAGTCCATTGTCGAGCACCTTCAACTTGACGAACGCACCACCTAACGGCTTTGGTATCATGCCCTTTTCGACCGCCCAGCCAGAATAGCCGTTGCCATAATCCTGCTTGTAACCAGGAGTGCGGATGTGGTGCGTGGTATGAAATACCAACTTACCAGCGTCCGATATTGTTTCTGAAATGACCGGCACGTAATAGGCGTTGTGATTATGACCGTTCAGGATAATGTCAGCATCCTTGATATAAACCTGTTGACGGCTTGCGTGACCGATGCCTTTGGTCATCATTGATTCGCCGCCAAAGCCGTGATGATACTTGACCTTGACCGAGAGCCTTCCGCCTTGCGTGCCACGTGAAAGCAGAAATCTCACCCATCCGCCATAACCGCCTTGCATGACTTGACCGCCGTGTTCAATATTGAGTGAGTAAACCAACCTGTCAATTAGCGAAATTGAAGCGTTTTTCAGCACCGCCGTTTCGTGATTGCCTGGCGTGATAAGCATCAAATTCTTGGCGAACGGCGCGAGTAGACGCGCGGTATCCTTGACCACGAAATCGTAATAGTCCTGTCGCCTATACTCCGGTCTGAGTTCGTCCAGTGATCTGCGCGGGTCGAACCTGCCTTGCATCGCGTCAAACACGTCACCGAATACAAGGATCTTCGCGCCCCTGTCTTTCGCTTCGGTGAAATCCTCAAGCATACGGTCCCGATTACAATTGATGCTGTCAATGTGCAAGTCAGACGTGACGAATAGCAGGTGCTCGGTATTGCCGCCTGAATAATCAACCCTTGCCGTTGTAACCGCGCCTAATTGCACAGCCTCGTAAGTTTGCGACTCTATCATCGAGCCGCTCATCTATCGGAAACCTGAATCCAGACCGTCCTCTCGTCTGTCCTGGCGGCGCTTGTCGTAATCTTGCAAGCCACACGATAGGATGTGCCAGCCGTGCCGCCTGAGAGCCAAACCGTCACCTTCCCATCAGCGTCCGTGCTGGAGCCCTTTACGATGCCGGTGTCAACGGTAATAACGTGGCTGGCGATCGTCTCACCCGCAGCGAGCCAACTTGACCAATCGAATACCCAGTCCAATACGGCTGACGGGTCTTTCAGGAATGAGTTTGACATGGAACCTCCATAGTTCTGTTTTCTGGCGCGATTGCGTTATTTCTAATTTCAGCATCAACGAGCCGAGTGCGATTTTCCGCATCAATGGTCCGTGTGCGATATTCTGCGTCAACGAGCCGCGTGCGATTTTCTAATGTGACAACGAATATCCTGCAGTCAGGCGTTGGCGTGTGAACGAATACCCAACACGCGACCGTTATGTCTTTTGATACCAGCGCGTCGTTGCCAGCCATCGCCGATTTACTGACCGAGCTTGCGATCTCAACGTTCTTACCAACCAGCGCGAATAACGACTGCGCCAATGTCGGTTGGCTGACCTCTGAACCGGCTGTCACGTTCTGAGATATAAGCGCGTGGATGCTTGCCAGTTCCGGCTTACTAACTTCTGATCCAGAATTTACATCGCTTGCGGTCAACTCGTGCGCGCCAGCCATTGAAGGCTTGCTAACGCTTGACTCCGATGTTACCGGCTTGGATGTGAGAGCGTGTATTTGCTCGATTATCGGCTTGCTTACTACAGCGAGGCTTGCCACGTCCTTAGCGGTGAGCGCATGAACCTGCGCGATTGCCGACGTGCTGACGCTTGATTCAGAAGCGGCGTTTTGACTTGTCAAGTCGTAATTTATAGCCGCCGATCCAACAGTAGGCTTGCTTACGCTTGTTTCCGCCGTTACGTTCTGGCTGACAAGCGCGTGTGTTTGCCCGATGCTCGGCTTGTCAATGGAAGCTAGGCTTTCAACGTTTGTTGAAACCAGTCCATGTGCCTGAGCAACTATCGGCTTGGAAACGCTTGAAGCAGAATCAACATTGCTCGATGCAAGCGCGTGTATTTGAGCGATTACCGGTTTGGAAACCGAGCTTGCCGCTTCTACATTTTGGCTTTCCAGAATAGCCGCGCCGGACATTGATGGCTTGCTGACGCTGGATGCCGATGCCACGTCCTTAGAGACTAAGGCGTGAACCTGCTCGATGCTTGGCTTTGAAACGGATGATGCCGCTTCAGCATTCTTGCTCGTCAGGTTGGATATAACCGCCAGCGTAGATAGGCTAACGCTTGACGCTGAAACTATATCTTTACTGGCAAGCGCATGGAGTTGAGTTATTTCCGATTTGGAAACACTTGATGCGGCGGCTACGTCCTTAGATGCAAGGTTGCTGATTGCCGCTATCGTGGGCTTTGAAACACTGGATGCGGCGGTTATTCCAGTTGATACCAGCGCATGGATTTGAGCAATAGCAGGTTTACTAACACTTGTCGCGGATGTGACGTTCTTTGAAGCCAGCGCATGAATCTGGGTAATTACCGGCTTAGAAACACTGGATGCACTCTCAACGTTCTTACTGGTCAAGTCGTTTGAGGACAACTCAACGCTATAGTTATAGCCAAGTTCCTGGGCACAAAGGTGCCACTCACCCAGTGCACCACTGACCGATGCCGCATGGGTTAGATAGGTTTGCGCCGAAGTAGGTTTGCTAACGCTTGCCGCGCTATCTACATTCTTTGATGTTAGCGCATGATTGGGGGGCGCGGCGGTAATACGTGGCGTGTAGGAGTAGGATGAGATTGCGCTCGATCCGTTGTAAATCCGCAAGTCAATAGTATTACCCAAGCTAACTTGCGCGCTGTCAAGCGTCAAGCACCATTCGGTCTCGAAGAAATAGTTTTTTGAACCGGAGTTTGTTGCACCTCCGGTAGTTTCCTTCATGCCGTTATTATTGCTGACAAACGTGCCAGTAGCACCCGTTAGCTGCGCGGTACAATCATCCCCATCCGCGAACTGGCTTGACGCACTGAACTTGACCGGCGTGGTGGCACTCACGGCGGCATATGCGCCGGTGTTCAGCGAGTAGTAGAGGTTCCAAGTCAGGCTTGTCCATGCCGCCGAGTTGCTTTCGTCGATCTGGAAGCGCACGCGGAAGTTCGTGTTTAGCTGGATAGACGCGGCGGCGTTTTCAGCGGCTAGCCACGAGGCAGCAGACTCCGAGCCATCATCGGCGCGGATTCTAAAGCGGGTCTGGACAAACGCGGGAGAAGATGTCATGTAATCACTCGCTCGTTAAAGCCCCAATTGGTACGGGTCGGGAAGTCGGGATCGTCGTTGGCTTTGCGGACAATCGAGTGCCAATATTCATCATCGACCATGCGCCCAAATAAGACCTTCTTCCAGCCTGGCTGCTGTAGATAATCCCACATGCCGATAATATCGACATTGAGCCATCTATCGCCCACCCAGCAGAAATAATCCTTAGTCATCACGAGCCGACGCCCGGAGTTCGGGTCTTTTTCCACAATCACAAGCGCCCCCCATGCAGGCGCGTTTTCAGGCGCGCCTTCGTAGGTTTCCCCGCCATCGTAGTAAATCCGAAACTCAGGCACGGATTATGCGGTCGGGTCGCTTAGTTGAATCGTGCAAGCGGTCAGGGTGAACGTGTTGCCACTCGTGACTGCCTGATTTGCGTTGAGTTCCTGGCACACGTAGACGGCATCCGAGCCGTTGGTGATGGCGAAGTGCGTGACCGTGCCAGAGCCGGTGACGGAGCCGCCGGCAATAGCCTCCAAGATGGTCTTGCGCCCTGATGTGCCATCGGCAGGTCCGTCGTAGGTGCAGGCGGTCTTGTTGCCTTTGGTGTAGGTTGCCACGTCCGACCAAGCGGTGATCGCCTGAGTGAGAATATGAACGACCGTGCCATTGGTTTCTAGAAAGTTGAGTGCCGCGTCAAATACGGTGTCATCAATTGTTGCGGCCATTAATTATTCTCCTTGTTATTGGTTGGTTTGGTTTCCGTTAGCGTTGGTTTGCTAACCTCGACAATTACTTTTGGGTCATTCATATTTATCTCCTTTTAGCTTTCTGGTAAATCCGACCAAATCTCATCACGCATCGCAATCAGCATCCGCGCCATGAGTTTCAGCACGGTTTTCGCGCTGGCGATGTTCGTGACGTTAGCCTCGATATAATCAACCGCCTCTGCCGGCGTGATGGTTTTGAGAGCGGTTGCCTTCGCCGCTTGCGCTTTCGCGGCTCGTTGCCTGACACGATTTGGGTAAAGTATTTGTTCGTAAATTGCCCATTCTTCAGGTGTGAGCGTGCGGCTAAACTCGGCGTGATAGTTGCCCTGTCTTGTTTCAATAAGAGAAGTAATCGGAATACCTGCGTCTTGAAGTAGTGTTAGTTTATCCATGTTATGCCGCCTCATAAGTAAACGTGAACGTCAATATACGATCTGTGTTGTTTTGGTCTACACCTTGAACAAACGACCAGTCCGATTTTAGAAGAGAGAAGGTTGTTTCGCTCAGAAGTATGCCAATACCCCCTAAAGATGTAGCGCCATTCCTTAACCCACAGGAACCTGTTTGAATGTTTTCTTGATATGCTGTAATGGGCAAAGTAATCACTATTTGCTCACTTCCCGCCCCAGCAGTACCACCACTGTCGTTGTACCACTTTCCATAAACGTGCACGACTTTGCCGACTTGACAATAGCGGTTTACAAACGTTGCATATATTGGCGCAGTGCCGCCTGCTACTGATAGCGTTGGCGTCCAGTCAGCCCACACACCTATGTCAGCCCATGTCGGTACACCAGCCACCGATGTCAGGACTTGATCCCCAACTGGTGCGGCTGCTAACGTGTTCAGTTTCGAGGTGACGAGTTGCGTTTCGATGGCGGTGATTTCGGTTTGTATGTCATTAATATCAGCCGCCATGACAAGATCGACATTATCGACTTTGGTTGAAAAACTCTTTATTGAGGTTGGATAATCTGCTGCCATAATTCGTCCTTTCTATTCACACCGCATAATGTAGCGGAGTCTGATATAAGGCGGCATTGAGGTTGCCGCGTCTGTGTTGGGTACTGTGTGATTGTGGCTTTCCGCGCCTGTTACCGCGCCAACAGACAATAAATGGTTGTGCCCAGCCAAACCAGTCGCCGCTCCGCTCCAAATATTATTGACCGCTTGACCGCTTGCGCTGCCAGAGTTACCGCTTGCGGCGGCGTGTCCGTGCGTAGCGTTGCCCGTGCTTAAATTAGTGTGCGTATGGGTAGAAGCGCCGCCTGCTGCACCTAATGAACCGCCTGATGCCGGCACTCCCAACGGGAACGCGCCGACTAAGTTAGGCGTTTGTACTCCCGCATAACTGCCACCGTCGCAGTCATACCAGCCAACTGGAGGTGTCACGCCATCGAACATGATGATTGAGCCGATTGGTAGTTCTGCCATTAGACCGTCCTCATAATGTAGTAAACCTGAACGTAGGGAGGCAAGTTATTAGCCGCAACCGCGTCCGATGTGGTGTGGGTATGTGTGCCTGAGCTTGGATAGTCAAAGTCTACGGTGTGAGTGTGGCTTGGCGATATACCCGAATTTCCCTCGCCTACGTCGCTTACGCCCTCACTTGTTACATTCCCACCGATTGAGCCTTTGATGTCGTGAGTATGCGAGCCGCCAGCTACGGTTGCCGAATTAGTGTGTACGTGCGTTGCCGCGCCGCTTGTTGTTCTGTCAGCGTCAATGCTCGCTCCGATTACAAACCTGCCCCTGAGATCGGGTGTGCCATTATTGCCGTCGCAGATTTCCCACCCAACAGGGCGTAAACTGGTCGCCTTGTACCACATAATGATTGAGCCGATTGGTAAATCCATTTACGCCTTTCTTATGTAGTAAAGCCCGTAAACGGGTGGTGTGTGAACCGAGCCTCCAGTAACAGAAAGCGCGTGAGCGTGATTTGGATATGGGTTTGGGTTAATCGCTGCGGATTGAGAGTGGTTAGTGTGATACCGCCCCGCCCAATAAGCATTGTCCTCACCTGGCGCAAAGTAATTCGGTAATGTGGCGTTTATTGGCTGCCCAATTGTTAATGTGATGCTGTGAGTGTGAGCGCCCTCGTTGCCGGTATTCGATGAATAAGCGTGGGTATGAGTGGCACTTCCCGCCGCAGTAGTGCTTGCCGTCGTCGCGCCTGCTACCAGCTTTCCCGCCGCCGCCGAGTAATAAGCCCAACCCGCCGGAATATCAGCTTTCGCACCAAACCATAGTACGATTGTTCCCGCCTTGACCGCTCCGCCTGAGTTTGAGATAAAAGTTACGCCCATGCTAATAGCCTACGACGAACCAGAAATCCAACCCTTTAGGGCTTCCAGTCCCAGCCGTCACGTTGATCGGTATCTTAGTTCCTGCCTGTGGCAATGACACGTTTATATCTGCTCCCTCCACGAACCCATTACCCGCAATGCTCGCGTAAGTGCTAAGCGCGACGGTTGTGTTCGCCGCCGGTGATGCCGCAGTCACAACGCCCATACCGACCTTTTTAATCTTCATGCCAGTCAAATGGGATGGTACGAAGAAATATGCCTTTGGACTTGCGCTCACAATCAGATCGCCAGCAGGGAATAGCTGAATGTAAATCAGATTCCTTATGGCTACCGAAGCGTTGGCGGCTAACTTCGCTAACGTCACCGTAGCATCCGCAATTGTCGCTGTGTCAACTACTTGTGCTGCGAATTGATTGCTTGCACTAACCCCACCTGCAGCAATTTTTCCTGCAGTGACCGCGCCAGTTGCAAGCTTGTCAGAAGATATGGCTAAGTTTGCAATTGCCGCTTGAGATACAACGTTAGCGCCAAGTTGATTTGCGTTGAATATCTTGACGCTTTGGGCTTGCAATTTCTTCGTCTTTGCGGACACCACCGACTCCGATATATCCACAACGGTCAGCAAATCGCCGCTTGCTAAATCGGTCAACTCCGTTAAGTCTGAAACTTTTACAATAACAGGATCAGCCATTAATTCACAAACCTTTCTACGCCAACGATTTCAGCATCTATCAAGAAGCCGCCCGTCAGGTTGCTAACTAATTTTTCGGTAATTCCAACTATGTCCTTGCCATAAAGTGAATCTACCACCTGAATATCACCCAGCGTAACAACGGGATTAGGTAGAAGTGTTATGTTCTGGACATAGCGTAACTTCATGTATTCAACAACTTTGGCGAGCACGTCTTCCGCTATATTGCCGCTTATAAGCGTCCCATCTTCGATAGTAATTGCGTTTGGCGTTGCGGTCAGATATGTAATCTTTGAGTAACGCTCCTGTCCGTAAATCTTCTGTCCATAATAGAACCCCTGAATAAATTCAGTTGAAGCCGCTAACTCGTTATAACGATATTGCATGACATTATCTAACCACGCATAGCCGTAGACGGTAATCTGTCCGGCTTCCAACACTTGAATTGACATGCTGTTCGAGTAGAAGATAAACGTTTCTGATTCTGTGGCCACCCGCCCGTCAGTCCATAACGCGCCGCTATCCTCAGTTGCAATCACCCGCCCGTCTTCAGTTGAGATGTAAACCGGAACAGAACCAACGCCGTCCGCCCATACTTTCCAGTAAGGCTTTTGGTATGAGATGATGTAATTACCAGGCTCTAAATAGGCTGAGTAGATTTCTTCTGAGGTTTGCACCTCTTCCGCTGGATGGTAGTAATCATGCGATTTAATCATGACCGAAGTAACCATTGGTAAGTGGGACAATTTTTGTTTGTCGGTCTTATCATCATCGGTAATATCAGTTTTAATCGCAATGCGGTTGTAATATGTACCATCCCCGTAAGTAGCTTCGCCGTAATAACCGAAAGACTCGTTGGCTGTTGAGATTGGTAACTTCGCATCCGTAAATAAGACCGATTCAGATTTTGCCGTGCTGACCAAACATCGAGCCGCGAAACATACTTGCTGGAGCGCGTCCCTTACCTTACCTGGCGGAATCCAACCCTTGACCGTGCGCTGCCCCACATTCGCCGCGATTGTGTACGGTATGCCGACTGGATTCAATATCTCAGCAATCACGGTTGAAACAGCCGTTGCCTCGCTCCAGAACGACCCCGCGTACTCCGTGTTGGCATATACGCCGATTGCGTCAATGAAGTCGAATTGCACCTGATTTTCAGCCGGAGCAAGCCAACGATCCAGATAGAACACACCTATTAACGACTCCACGTTATCTATTGACTCGTAAATCTCAGCCGGAATATTGCGGGAAAGGGAATCGTAATAACCGCCTGCGAACGGACTAAACAACGCGTTGGTAGTGTATATCAGCACGCTGGCGGTCCCGCTCGGTATCTCTAAACTAATCGGGTGCGTTTCTTGTACGACCTCGCAATTGATGATGTCCGCATCACGGAAGCTAATATCCGTGTTATTCAGCTTCATCTTGATAACAGGGAACGTGACTGCCATTATGCAACCTTTGTCGGCTTCTTAGCTACGACCGACACGCTCATCGACTTCCAGTATGTCACGCCGTTCTTAATCCTGAGTATCTCGTTTTGTGGACTGGCGAAGTACCCCTCGAAGGTGTAAGCGCCGTCCTCATCCCATAACGTGATGGTATGAAACTCCTCCGCTTCGGTGATCTTCTTCCATAGCGCAGTGTATTCGTCAGGGAACTTGTACCCACTGGCGAACTCAATCTCATAGTTGTAATAGATGCCGATCATCTCTCGATGCAAGTCCCCGTCAACGGTTCGCTCAGCATACTTGTCCAGCGCGTCCGCTTTGATGGTCAGTTTCTTTATTGGCACGCCGTAAGTGACTGAGTCGATTGTGATTAAATCCTCGCGTGCGCTCATACCCTCACCACCTTTGCCATCATATTGCCACCGACTCTGCTGGTTTCACGCTCGATATACGGCTTCAACTGGCGCACCAACTCACCCATCGTGCCGCCGAACGTGATCGTGATATTCTGCCCGCCCCCACCGCCCGACTCCTCGCGCACAATCTGGCGGATAAGCGATTCAGGCGCTTCGAGGTTCGTGCCCCTGCGCTGGTCGCCCATAACTGCCATGAATGGCGCGTTGGGGGGAATTACCGCGCCGTCTGCAAGCTCCCACCAGCTTGTCCCGCCACCGCCTGGAATTGTTGGAATAGAAGGTAAGTCTACTCTTCCGAAGTTGAATACAGTTTGTCCCAAGAAAGTAAGATTGTTAACCCAGTCAACCATTCCGTTTACTGCGTTTTCTACATCAGTGATTGCGCCATTGAACCAGTCAATAACAGTATTGATTGCGCCGCGTATAGCATCCCCAATATTGGTAGCGATACCGCCCGCACCTTTTTGCACTGCTTCCCAAATCTCGCCAGCCTTTGTGCTGATCGGAGTCCAGATGGTCGTATCGAACCACGTTGCCGCTTCGCCCCATGCCGTCTTTACGTCTTCCCATACGCCAGTAATTTTTGCCTTGATACCATCGTCGCCAGTCCAAACAGAATCAAATTTATTTTTTATAGGTGTTAGTACATCAGTTTCAAACCAATTACTAACGGTTGACCAGGTTTCTTCAATCCCAGTCCACGCGGTAGTCGCGAACCCCTTGATATCATCCCACGCTCCAGTAAACCACTTTTTTAGCGGCTCGATGACTTTTGTGCTAAACCAATCTTCTGCCTTTTTCCAAGCATCCTCAATACCTTGTTTCAAGCCGTCGATGATATAACCGCCTTGTTCTGCCATGACAGTCGAGGGTGATGAGATGCCAAAGGCTTCCTTAAATCCCTTCATAAACGGATCTAAAATGTTTTCTTTAATCCATGTTCCGATATTCGTTACTGCATTCTTGATGCCTTCGAGGATGCCACCCCAAATGTCACCGCCGGACTCATCCTTGAATTCCATCCATTTTTCTTTAGTGGTTTTCCAGGCTTCCTTTAGCGCTTCCCAAATCTTTGTGCCAAGAGTGACGATCAAAGCCGCTGCCGCGCCAAACGCCGATCCTAAAAACTCGAATACACTTGCTACCGTTCCGCTCCAGTCAAACTCTTCTACAAATCCCTTTATAGAGTCAAACGCACTGACGAGTCCTAACCAAATAGTATTACCAACTTCCTGCCAGTCAACTTCCTGAAGAAACCCACTGCCAGTATCGAATATGCCTTTGAGAGAGTCGCTAAGTAATCCGCCAAACTGTTTTCCTATTTCTAGGAAGTCAATGTTTGTGAGAAATGATCCTATAGATGCGACAATATCATTGACACCAGTTCCAATGTCCGTGCCAAATTGTTTGAAGTCAAAAGTCTGGATCGCCTCTCGCGCTTTAGTCAACGCGCCGACAATTCCATTGGAAAGCGTTGTAGCGAGCGCCGAGAAGTCACCAGTACCGAACGCACTTTCAATCATTTCCTTGATCGTGGCAACCTTCGCCGCTAATGCAGTGAGTTCCGCACTTAGCCCGCCAGTCTGCCCTTCCGTTGGCAATCCGCCGCCCGTACCACCACCCCCTCCGCCAGCTCCACCGCCGCCCCCACCGCTCGAAGTGTCCTGCGCCAGCACGTTCAGCTTGTCGAATGATGCCAGCGCACCCTTCGCCGCCTTGCCAGCCTTTTCAGTGTTAGCCGCCGTCTGTTCGGTTGCCGCCGCCGTAGCTTCGGCATTGCCAGCGATAGCAGCCTCAGCGTCCGCCATGCCAACGTTCGTGCCGAATAGCAGGTTGACGACTTGCCCCACGATGTTGAAGAGCTTCGTGAACCACAAGATCGCCTGAGTAATTGCTGGTAATAATGCGTTAATAAATGGAATAATTGCGTTGCCGACTGCGATTTTCAAGTTCTGAAATCCGGCTGTAATGGATGCAATTCTGCCCGCGTAGCTGTTGGCATACTCAGCCGCCGCCCCTGCGAACACGCCGCCCTCCGCCATAAAGCCTTCAAACTCGGCTTGCCGCTTCTGGAGCATGGTCAGGTTGTTGGCGGTTGTGCCAATTGACTTGGCGTATTCTTGCCACATCTTCGCGACGTTCTTCTGGATGCCAACGCTATCGGTTAAGAGAGAGTTTTCCATCCGCAAGCCCATCGTGGCTTTCTCGATCGCCTCACCCATCGAGAATTGCCCTTGCCGATTGTAGACCGCCGCGTCTTTCATGACCTTGAGCATCTTCTCAATCTGCTCGGTGGAGTAACCGCGTGAGACCATGTTCTTATAGGCTTCATAAGCGCTTGTCATAGGGACTAAGCCGTCGGCGGTAAATTCCTTGATAAAACTTGTCGCCTGACTCATCGAGCGCCCGTTGGCTTTCATCAAGAACTCAAGCCCCTTGAATTTCGCCTCCGCCTGGCTTGCCGCCTGAACCGCTGCCTTGCCGAACGCCACCACCGCGCCAACCGAGAACGCTACGCCCGCAAGCGTCGCCAGCTTGGTGAACATGCCGGTAACCGCTCCAAGCCCTTGCTTGAATCCGGCCGTGTTTAGTTTCGTGTCAAATGTCAAATAGGCATCAGCCATTATGTCGTGCCCTTTCCGCCGCTTCAAATGCCAGTATGTTCTGATGTTCCTGCCATGTTAGTTCTTCGTCACCCTCGCCCGCCAGATGGAAAGAATCACCCATTTCCGCTATCGCTTCCAGTTCTTTCGGGTTGCAGTCCCCATCGTAATAACGCTTGCGCATTGAGCACAATTCGCTGAACGTGGTTTCGCGTAAGTCGGTAAACAGCGCCCTGAACCGCCACCAATGCAAGTCCGTAACCGCCAAATCAATCCCGTGTCGGGTAGAGAACGCCGAATAGATAAGCTCCGCGTCTTGCTCGTAGCTGAACGTCCGCCTTGTGTCGGCTTTGGCACTCGCCTCTTCCAGTTCGCGCCCGCCATGCAGAAACCATAAGGCTTGCATGAGAGCGGCATTGAAGTCGGGGGGAACGTCCTCATATAAGGCTTGTACCAGATACAAGTATTGCTCCCAGCGCGTCAAATCGCCGCTCTCAAGCGCCGCCATTATCCTCAGGCACGACCGGTGGTCCCACACAATAGCATAGTCTTCGCCATTGACGGTCAGGGACTTGGGGAACGTGCCAGTAAGGATATTCGGCATCAGTCAGCCTTTGCCTTGCGCGGCGCTTTGAGAGGCTTGCCGAGTTTCTGCTCGATCTTGCTTTGAGATACCGCGCCGATCTTTTCCATGACGAACGCCATAAACGAAGCCATCAGGTCAGGGTCAAACGAACGCTCGCCGAATAACTTGCCAGCCGCGCCCCGTCCGAATATGTCGTCAAGCTCGCCGATGAAGTAATCAGCCACCTCTTGATTGAACGCCAGAACGTCCTTGATGTTGGCAGGTAAAGCGCCGTCAGCCGGTTGTTCGCCAGCGTCAAGCGCTTCGGCTTTCTTCGCCATCTCAACTTGCTTGGTTTGAACATCGACCATAAACTCGGTGATGCGGTTTCTGAGGAGCATGTCATTCGGGTTGAACTCGATGACCTTGCCCTCGTCCCCGTCTATGGCGATCTTGACTGTATTGCGACTAAAACTCTCCACGAGTTTGCTCCTTATGCTGACGGGTCGGTGTCACTGAATGCGCCGGTATTCGGCTCGTACCATCCAAACACCGGATCGCCCTGGTGACCCAGTGTGACCGAGATTTTGAGCGGCTTGACCGCTTCGTCGCCCATGTTATTGAACGCGATGCTGACCTTATCCTTGACCGCGTCGTACCAAAGCACAACGGGGTCCGTGCCGACTTCGGTTGTTTCTGTCATGTCAACGGTCAGCATGTAAGTTTCCGCAGCCGTGCCGATTGAACGCGCCCACATAACGTCAAAGATGTAATCGTTGGCGTCATCGGCGCTATCGTAATTCATGTCAAAGCTGGTTTCGACTGCCAGACCGGTGGCGTACTTGGTTTTGGCATCGTCCCCAATGTAGGCTTCTTCCTCAATCTCAGGATTGAAGCTAGAAGACAAGGAACTGATACCCTTGTTGAGTTGCGACCAAGTATCTGCCGGATCTGTAGCCGTCAGCAGATAATGGCGCAACGATGAACGCATGATTTTAGTAGTTGTCATTGTAGATTATCCTTTCGCTCACTTTATGCTGTTGGGGTAAAAGCAGCGTCGCTAACGTCATACGTACCCACAACGGGATCGCCTTGATGTCCGAGTGTCACGCCAATCTTGAGCGGCTTGACAGCCTCATCGCCTAACGAGTTGTAGATGATGTTGATGGTGTCCTTGATAGCGGGATATTGGTCGGTATTAGCAGGCGGAGCGGAGTAGTTGACCGTCAACAATTCCGAGTCCGCGTCCGTACCAATCTTGCGTCCCCAAACGAGCAGGAAGATAGCATCATTGGCCAGATCGCCTTTGACACGATTCATGTCGAAGGTGGTTTCAACCGCCAAGCCGGTAGTGTATTTCGTTGAGGCAGCGTCCGCAATGTACGCCTCTTCTTCCGATTCAGGGTTGAAGTTAGTTGTGAGCGAACTTACGCCCTCATTAATCAGCGACCATACTGGACTGCCGGTCGTGTTTGTGTTCAGGTAGTGGCGTACCTTTTCTCGCATTACTTTTGCCATTGTTTAGTTCCTTTCGTACACAAGGCGGCAATTGATCGAATAGACCGCCGTAGATAGCACCTCGCTCGACTCCATTAGATAGCCGTTAGACAGTGCCTCGATTGATAAGGCTGTGTAACCGCTCGGCAAAGTTGGCAATACGCCCGCTTCGGTCTGGCTCATCAGCCATTCTTGAAAGTCCTCGAAGAATCCGCTGCTTTGCAAGCGGTCAGCATCCTCGACCGTTGCCGCCCGCATGTTGAGCAGGAAGTGCCGCCCGTAGATACCGCCGCTCACAATCCACTCCTCGATCTTCTCAAGCTCTGGCAGCATCACGACGGAGTATTCTGTTGGTTGTTCACCCACGAACTCCACGTAAACGCCGCCTGATAACGGCGAGTAAGTTTCAAGAAATGTTTTGATGCCTTGCGTGATGCTGGTTGGGTTGGTCACATTTGACTCCTCTCGTATGCCTTCACAGACGCTTTGAAGCTCTCGCCCTTTTCCGCCTTCCAACGCGCGAACCATAACCGCCCCCGTAAGCCGCCGGTGCTGGATGTACCAGGTAAGCGCCCCATATAGTATTGCCGTTTGGCATAAGGCGCGAGATAGCGAATCAATCCAGACCCAATCACCGATCCGAGTTGGAGTGACTTAATCATCATCGACGTTCTTAGAGGCGTGTAAGGTTCAATGCCCTTGATTACGCCGTTGTCGATGAAGACCTGCACGCGCCCGAATTTGTTGGTGTACGCTTGCCCGAAGCCAGGATTCCAAACCAGTTGCGCCTTGCCGTTAGGCGTTGTAACAATCGAGCCTCTTGGCGTGTCAATGCGGTGCGGGTTAGCCATTAGATGCCGCCCCTTAGTTCCCAGTGGTGCATGCCAGTCGAGCCATAATCCTTGTAGTCGGCTTGCCGGATCTTTATCCACGTGGAGTATTTGAGCATCAAAGCGCTGATTGTGAACGCGCTTGAGATAGTGTCACTTACCAATCCCTTGACCAGCACGTCGCCTTTTTTGAACGCATAGACGCCCGAAGTGAGCGGCACGTAGACCGAAGCCTTGTCCGCCGAGGTTACGCCCTGCTGGTCTGCAATGGCGATTTCTGCCGACTGCCACATAACCGGTGTGACCTCATGGCGCGTCCAGGTGGTCGCCGTGCCGCTTTTGGTCGCCTCGTACCACGTCATTGAGTGAGGAGTGTACATTACTCAAACCCCCTGAACAATAGCCCCGTAAATGCCAGATACTCACGCATGGCGTTAGATACTTTAGCGTTCGTGGTGAGCGCGGTGTCCGGTGATACGGCAAAGCTGACAGAGTAGTCACCTACCCGCTCGCTTGCCATTACACCCGTCGAGCCGCTCGCCTGTTGGTCTGAAGCATAGAGCGCGTCCGCTGCCGCGCATGTCGCCATCTGAATCTTGTCAATCGTTGCGGTGTCGGTGTTGGCGGTTATGATGACGCCAGCCCGCTCGAAGGTGTGAAACTCAACCGAAGCGGTTGCCCGTTCCGCATAGCGATAGAATGATGCGGCAGGGATAGCCACGCCCTTGTACGTGCCCATGTAATATGCCAAGTCTATGAACGCTGCCATCCCTTACCTCTCTTAGAATACGATCCAGTTAATAACGTCGGCGGCGGCGACTTTGTAAGTCGAACCATCTTCAACTTTGAGAACGCCAGCAGTCATGCTAAGTTTTGCGTCAGCCCCATCCACAATGCCGCCATCGACAATCTGTACGATAAAGCCAACCGCGTCCGCTTTGCCAGTATCAATCAACTTGTAGCCAGTGTCGTCATCCGCCTGAACGGCGGTGTATGTGCCCGAAACGGGCATCCTGCTTACCCAGTCAATTCCAGAAATAGAACCAGCCATTATGCACCTTCGATCCAGATAATGTAGCCGTTGATCTTGCCATCTGTGAGAGCTGCAGTTCCAACGGTGACGGTGACAGCTTTAGCGGCTGCCAGTTTGATAGGAGCGACGCCCAAAGCAGCCATCGGTTTTTGTGCGGCAAGCGTCAAATTTGCTTCAGCGCCTTCCGTAGCGGTAAACACGTCATTCGCATTCGTTAGGTGAATGGCGATAGTTGAGTTTGTGGTGGCCGAAGTAACCGCCGCGATAACGTCTAAATGACCGCCGATCACAATGGCATTGTCGGGGATAGTGACCGCAAGCGGGTGAGCCGCAACGGTCTTGTTGCTCACCGGAGTCGGTGAAGTCGCATCGTTTGCCGCCGTGTCAAACACGAACGGAGTTACATGATAGCCGGAGGTGTAGGCCAATTCCGCGTTGATAGCCGTGAAGTTATCATCCGCGTCCTTGAGCCAGCCAGCTCCGGACAGTGCTTTAATTGTTGCCATAGAATTTATCCTTTCTTCTTGGCTTGTCTACGCGCCTGTGGAGCTTGTATCACCTCAGGCTCAGGTTGGGGGTCAGCCGGTATCTCTACCGGCTTCTCCTCCACTTGTACATACCCGGCGGCGATATAACGCGGCGCTTCTAACGCGTTTACGTCAATCGTGATTCCGCAATTATACAGTTTCATTTCAAAACCTAAGCGGCCTTGACGTGCGCGTACACGCCAGCGAGTTTGTTGGCGAGAACAAAGGCATCGTGATAGATGCGATATTGCACCAGCCAGCCGTCGGTGGTCTGATTCTCTTCGGGAGTAAAGACCTTCAGCGCGTCATGTTTCACGACCTGCAATACAGCAGAGGGGTGGATAATCATGAAGTTGATGTCTCTGCCGGTATCGGGGGTTTTGGCATACCCGCCAGCATCCACGCCGGTCGTGCCAGCGTCCAATTTCACGCCCTTGTAGAAGCGGCCCTGTGGGACCATGACCACGTCCATGCCGCTGTAGCGCATAACGCGCTTGTCAACGTTGTTCTCGTTGGCTAAGAAGCGGCTGACCTTGCCTTCAAGCATGTGCAAAACAGCATCGCTGACGTAAAGGATGCGGCCTTCGCTTGGTACTTCGTCCTCGTCCAGAGCTAACTTTGCGTCGTCCAGAGCCTCGATGACGGAGTTAGCGTCAAGTGTGCCAGGAGTGGCAGCGTTGATAGAAGCGGTGGAGGCATACTTGCTGAAACGATAAGCGTCCAGCTCAGGGGCAACCTGAGTGCGGATAAACTCACTGGCCAGTGTGCCGAAAGCCATGCCGAGAGTTTCCTCGTCGTCCATGCGGTCAATCACGAAGCCGCGCCCGCGCTCAGTAGCGAGGGTCAGGGTTTCCCATGTGCCCACAACCTGACCAGCAGGATAGCCGCTAACACGGTCGTATGTGCCCAAGCCGATAGGGTCGGTCTTGAATACCTTCACCACATTTGCGCCGGCAAAGTTGACCGGTTTGGTCAAGGTGTCCATGCGAGCGGTGAGAGATGATAATTTGTAAACTTCATCCAAAATTGGCTGAAATTTCTGTGCTAAAACGAAAGATTGTGTCATTGTATAGTTTCCTTTCAACTATGCGGAATATCCGCGTTTATTGCAGTCCTGCCGCTTTTCTGGCGGCGATCACAACTGCGTCTTGGTTTTCGATGGGTTTGTTGCCACCGCCTGAAACAATCTTCGGCGTGGGAACGTCAGACTCGAACAGATAGTCATTTTCCGGTTTCACTTTTTCGAGCTGTTCCTTAAGCCCGACCAGCCCGTCATCGGTCAGCTTCAGGTTCGCCTCATCGAGCAATGCCCGAACCGCCTTGACGTTCTTGGCTTTGCTTGCCTTCAGCGCGTCCGACAAGGCGCTCTCATAACGCACCTGGTAGACCTGCGCCTCAGCGTCCTTAGCGGCTTGTTCGGCTTTCGCCTTCCAGTCGTCGGCACTCTTTTTCACGCCCTCGATGTCCAGCGCCTTGAAGCCGTCAATAGCTTTAGCGGCTTCTTCCAGTTGGCTCTTCAGCCCGTCACGCTCGGCTTCGGTCGCGCTGATCTTGGCTTTGTTCGCCTCAATGTCGCGCCCGTGTAATGCCATAATAGAGTCAATGGCTTCCTTTTCCAGTCCGAGCTTCTCAAGTTCTTCGCGTTTCATTTGTTACCTGTCCTTTCGTGTTCCACCTTTACGGCCACTAACGCAGTGCCATTCGTAGGTGCTGCCTCTTTACGCTCGCAGTCAGCATAGTTTTTTGCGATAAAAGCGGATAACCGCTCATAATGCCTTCATTTTGCATACACGCGCTCCCATTCATAGCGCCGTTCTAATCCAGTTTGTTTAGTAAATTCACGTAAGCGATATTGCCAGTCCTTAACTTTCACGCCAGCCATCGCGTGCTCTTCGCCTAACCCAGCCGCCTCGAACATGGCAGCCCGGCGCTTCCAGTCCCGCACGCCGCGCTCTAAATAACGCTGCTGTTGGGTCGCCTCGTATAGATCCATTTGCCGCCCGTTGTACGTGACTTGCGTGTTGTTGACGCGGTTTAGCTCTGCTTGCGTGTAAGCGGGCTTTTCGTAGCCCTCGAAAAATAAAAAAACGCTGTGACGACACGACCAGCCAAGTAAGCCCGCCCCCGTGCCGTAGCCGGTCGTTTCCCTGAACGGCGCGTACTTCGCGTCACGTCCGCTTATGCTGTAAACCTTGCCCTGCCAGCTCTCATGGTTAGCAGGACCAACGCCCTTGTTCCTTGCTCCTGGATGCGCACTCACTTCAACGTAATCCGTGCCAACCTCATTAGCCAACTGGAGCGTCATGTCGCCACTCGCCTGGTTGACCGCCGTCCATACGTTGCGTTTGATCGCCACATCCGCCTGCTCCATGCGCCCCGTGTTCGGGTTCGTCACAAGTAAAGCGTTCTGCGCCAGACTCAACACACCCTGCTTGACCGCTTGATCTATCCCAAGTGTGCCCGTTGTAATCGCAAGGTAAGCATCATCCGCCGCCGCAATAAAAGCGAGTTCCGCCTGGTATGCCACCGAGCGGGTCAGGTTTTGGAGTACCACGTTCGTTCTGGCAAACACGGCATTCACCGCGCCGGTTAGAACGTCCGAGGTTGCGAGTTCGGGCACCTGCAATCCTAATTTTCCTATGATCGCCGCGTCGGTTTTAATGCTTTCAAATCCCGCACGCGCAAAGATAAGGCGCAATTCCTTTTCCGTATACCCTGACAATTTGGCAATTCGAGTCACAATATCGCTATAAAGTTTGTCTGTGGCGATCTGTTTGCTCATGTACCACAGTGCGGGATTTAGGGTGTTTCCGCCCCTTAGAAGCAAGGCTAATGAACTGGCTGAATCGCGCAAGACGTGCATGTAGAACGCCTCTAAGCGAGATTCCAACGGATTCAAAAGCGCATCCACCCTATCAAAAAGAATCATGCGGCACTTCTTTTCATCCAACGTACCTTCTGTGTTTCACTCATTTTCGCGCGTGTTTCGTCTGACGGGTGCTTACCGAAATTCGCCTCGCTTAATTTGCATTTGTGTTCCTCGGAAAGTATGTAGCCTTTTCTTGCCGCGCTAATTTTTGCGCACGTTGCCTCGGAGTGGTGTTTACCAAGCATGTTGCCCAACTGGCCTTTGTTTGCTTCACTTATTTTTGCACGCGTCTCTTCGGATAAATGTTTGCCGAAGTTAGGATGTCGCTCGCCCTTTCGTGCCGCACTCATCTTTGCCCGCGATTCATCCGACAGACGTAACCCCTGCATATTCGCCGTAGCACATACCGCAATGTTGTAAGCAGGTTTCAAGTTGTCAAGTAAAACTTGCTCATAATACAGTTTATTTTCGATACTGCATAACAGTAAAACATTGAACTCGAATGCTTGTTCGCCATACTTGTTATAGGCATGTTGTAGATGACTATTACAGTGCTTGTTTCTTGCTAACTCGCTGTGATGACAATGTATGCGGTGTCGTAAATCACTTGAACTCCCGATGTAGTAATCGCCGGTTAGAGTGTTCTTGATTTGGTATATGCCGCAGTTACTACTCATTTATTACGCTCCAAACACGTCCGTTGGCGCTTCCGCCCGTTGCTGTTGTAGCCATGACAAAGCCGTTGCCTCGTCAAGCCCATAATTACGCTGTAGGAAAATCGACTTAGGCATCAAGCCCATATTGACTGCCTGTCGGTCGGTTTGCATTTGCGCTTCCTTGTCCACGAGGATGCTGTCATCAAACTCGAATGCCAGCGCGTATGCGCCCTTTGGGGCTAAGTTGTATGCTGAAGCGTAAAAGTCACATACCTCAATCAGCCGTTCCAATGCCGTTCTCAAGTTGCGTTGAATGTCGCGGATTGTAGAGTAGGTGCGTTGTTTCGAGCCCATAATCTCAGTGGCGGTCTTGGCAACCAGTTCAGGGTCGCTCAAAGTGCCGTATGCCAGCCCGCAAGCCAACTCAATCCGGCGGTATAAGGCGGATAAACCGTTCAGGAAGTTCTGCTCACGTAGGGTCGGCGTCCATTCCTTGAACAGGTCGCCCTCGCCCACGTTGCCGGTCGAGTTCAAAGCGCGATAGAGTCGCTTGTCAGGCAATACCAGGTCGCCCGCGTCCGTGCGCTTGAATGCCACCACATCGGCGTACAATGCCCGCTTGCCAGACTCGAACTCCCACAAGAAACCTGAGTGCATCTTGTCAGCCTGTTCGATAAGCTCCACCGCCCGCGAATAGCACGACACGCCCAACGGTGAGCCGGTGTCATTCGGATCGCCACCAGGTGCTTTGAAGTAGCTGAATAGCAATTTGTCGCTGCCTATAATCGTAGCAACCGGCTCTAAGCCAGCCCAATCTGCTACCACGCCCAACGGTGCAGGTCTGCCCAACTGGTTCGGATTGTCCGATTCAAACGCGCGGTTGGTGACCGTGTAAACGCCACTCTCGTTGATGTCGTGCGACTCTAATTTCGTGTACGTCTTTTTGCCAATCTTGCGCTGCTCAACGAAAACGGCGCTCGTAATCTCGCCAGATGAGTCGAACCTTACCGGATAGAACGCGTCAGCAGGAATGACCGAAACAGCGATGTTCTTGCCGTCAGGAACGGGTTTCCAGACCATACCGCCCAACGCCAGCCCGACCTCCAAGTCGCTTCTAACGTCGTCCACAATCGGCTGAATTTGCGCTTGCAACCACTTGGCACGTGGCGACCCGTCAATCTCAAGTAGCATCTCGGACGTGGCAGCGCGTGATAACTCGGATGCAACGGTGGCGGAGAGGTTTAGTGAGAACGTGTCCTCATTGTCCACCCATGACGGAGAATTACGAAACATAGAGGCCCACAACGAAATTTGTTCTTGTTGAGCCGCTGTGGGGGAAATGTCAGAGCCTATTGCCTTGATAATTTCGTCACGTGAAAACATACGCTTTACCAGTCCTTTCAAATCAGCCCAAACGTCAGCGATCCAGCTCATTAATTGCCCGCCTTATCTGCATAACGCCAAATAAATCCGCCGGCTGTGTTATGCTTGCCTTTACAACACATACAAATACTGGAGCGATTGATTCCTAATTGTTTTTCAGCCTCAGCGAGACTTTTGAATTTTTGGACAAAGTTGCCAACTGTATCCATTTGAATAACTGCTTTTGTTCTTGAACATTCAGTTGAGCACGTTAATGTGTTTTTATGTTTATTTGTCGTGAACGCCTTACCGCATACCACACATTCACGCACAACATCGTCTAACCCACTATGATGCCGCCATTTGGCTGCGCAATTGTGAGAACAAAATCTCCCAAACTTTGCTTGATATTCTTTTCCGCATTGTTCGCAAATCGAAGTATGCTTTTTGTTTATTACATCCTTGTATTTGTTGCAGTTATTTCTTGCCCATTCACGCCCTTGATCCGTCTTATGCCATAGTCGCGGCCAGAAATAATCTCCTGAATTGACGGCATAAGGAAGCATGTTGTACTCCGGGTGAACGGTATCTAAGTAATATTGCTCACGCTCCCTTAATGAAGATTTTTCGCAAATCTCAAGGATGGAAAACAAAAAACTACCTTCTCCGTATTTTTCCCACGCACCCTGAAGATGAACGTTGAAGTGTATTCCCTTGCGTAACTCTCTTTTATGTCTTCCCCATCGCTTACCAATAGACACAGAACTGCCTATGTAACAGTGCCTATTCACCGAGTTTGTTATTGCGTAAACACCCGTTACTTGAGTCATTATTTGCCAGCCCTTCGCCACATGAGGTTTAATGCGTATCTTGTGCTATCGATACCGTGGTTTTCCTTGTCTGGGAATTGGCTGATATAATCACCGTCCCGTGTTTGCTCATACTCGTAGTTGGCAAATTCTTGCGCTGTGTAAGGGCACCTAACAGGATCAATAACGATTTTTGCTCGGTTTTGAAGCCAAGAAATGCTATACCTAACGCTATCCGCACCCTTCTCAGCACCGCGACAATAAAGTCCATAAGCGAGTAAATCATCTATACTCTTTGGTTCTGCGCTATCAGCAATAATCAAATCCTCGCGCGTCAACTTAAACAACTTCTTTAGGTTTTCGGCAAGTTCGCGGTTACCCATGCCTTTAGCTCTAAACTCCTGAAATATATGAATTACTTCCTTTTTAGGGTCGTAACTCAAGCGCACAAAATGAAGCGGATCCATCGCATACCCAAAGTCAAGCCCTGAGTAGGTGTAATCAAACTTTCTAATCTCATCGTCTGTAATTGCACGCAATTCCACATTTGGGAATACTAGACCGCCGGTTTGATTAGGCACTCCAAGATATTCGTGTTCGTAGGCTGATGGATTAATTTGCTTAAGGTGTTCAGCTTCATCAAAAAACACTTGCCCAAGCCATTCGTGAGGCACAGAGAGATAGTCACTTCTATGCAAATACCGTGATGCTTTTGGCACCATCACAAACTTATTGGCCCACGACTGTTTTGTAGGAGGCGGGTTGAACGTCTTAAAGATGTAAGCAGTGTCAGTGCCACGAATGGCAGATTGCTCTATTGACCGCACGCTATTTTCGCCGTGGAAGGCGTCAAGTTCCTCGAACCATAGCAAGCCGATTGCTCCAAATGGAGGCTTAATTGACTTGATTTTCAAAGGGGAATCGGCGCCCCGAAAGTAAATCTTTTGCTTAGTCGGTTTGTACTCAATTTCCATAGGCGAAGTCGTGAACTTGTAAAGCTCCTCATGCCCTAACTCGCTAATTGCCCACGTAAGTTGTGAATAGACCGAGTCGCGCAAAGTGTTGCCAACTTGCCTTAGCGCAAGCCCATGCCACTTCGGATTGTTCTCAAGTAGCATAATGAACGCTAATGAGGCAAAACTTGACTTGGTTGACCCGCGCCCTCCGTAGAATACATACTCAGTATGTTTGTGCTCCAGAATGTCGCGGTAAACGTCGGCGAACGATGAGGCGATTTGTTCCGCCCCGATTACTGCTTTACGCTCGTCTGGTTCACTTCCGACTGTCATAAACTCGTTGTCCATTCTTGAAACAGCTTGCCCGACCAAGTAATCCGCTAACCACTTACGTGCGACTGCATCGCCGTTCTTGGCTTGTTTTTTTGCCTTGTCAACAATGTCAAGCCAATCCTGTTCAGAAATAGCAGAAACCGTGAGGTCATAGAATTTAATCTCACGTGTTTTAGGCATACGTCCGTTCGGATTTCCGGTATTGCCTTTGACAAATCTGCCTTTTGCATCTCTCTCTGTCATCCGTCAACAGCCTGCTATCACGCCTTCGCCCGTGCTTGAACATCCAAAACGATGCCGTCAACTTTCGTTTGTGCCAACATCGCCATTTGCGGAATTGCGTTCTCGCTCATGTCAAGCGTCAAGCGAACGCCACCGTCCGCCATCGTTTGAACCTTGTAGACAATCGCATCGAACCTGATTACTGCCTCTGCCACTCAAGCCTCGTTTTTGCCAGCATCCTGCGCCACGTCCACAGCACCTCGCGCCCACCCTGAAAGTCGGTAAACAGTCTCATTCGTCAAACTTGACCGGCACGATGCCAGCCGCTTCCAGTTGCGCAATAAGCCGCTTCGCCCATCGTCTCAATTTGACGTTGTCCGAAGCGATGTCGGCAATCTGCGCGCTGGTCGAGTTCTTGTACGCGTCAAACTCGTTCTGCAACGTTTGGATGCGGTTCTCAGACTCAACCTTGAACGCCTGGTATCTGCCTTCCTGCTTGTCAATCAAATCGTAGAGTTTCGAGATAGTATCCGCGTCCAGGTTCTGCTCGTCGTGTTTCTGCTTGCGAGTCGCGAAGAACAGCGCTATTGCAGACGAAATAAAGGTCAACGCCATAATTGCGTTATCAAGTGTCATCGGCGGTCCAATCTATTCAGTATCTGCAACGTCATCAACGCGTTAGCCGCAACCAGCGCCAATGTGAGCAGGATGCCCGACCTGACGAATATCTGATGCAGGTTCAAGCTGACGTTGAATAAGGCGCGGTAAATCGAATAGCTGTAATAGACCGCCCAATACAGCGCCATCAAACCCAGCGCGAACTTAATCCACGACTTGCGGTGCTTGAAGTATTGCGCGAACTCGGCATACGCCATAAGTAACGCCACGACCAAAATCGCGTACTTCTCAAGCTCGTACATCCAGCCCGTTGGCATGTTAGCCTTCGTCTAAGAATTTTTCGGTTGCCGACCGTGTTTCCGGCTTGTTGAACTCTTTCAGCACAGCCGCCTCGATAGCCGCGTCAATCAGGTCGATGTCCACGCTCACG